GTACGGCCCTGATTGCGCGGGCGGCAACAGGCCGCGACGGTGTGTTGGGCACGGCCGAGAGATTGGCTGCCAAGCCTACGCTGGCTGAGCGCCTGAAGATCGCCGCGCGCCGCCTGTAGATGCGCAGGGGAAGCCCGCCTTGCTGCCATGGGGATAGGGCGGTGCATGAGTTGCGCTCCCGTGTGTTGACCAAAGAAGCCCTGTGCCAGACCGGCCAGGGCCTTTTTCATATTGGCACTAGGCGCGCGCCGCACTTGGGTAGCACACTAATAGTTAATAGTTTTCGATAAATGAAACGAGGCTATCAATTGTTAATTTTTGTTAACTAAATGCTATTTTGTATCTGATGATCGTGCCGCTCGGGCGTGTACCAGGGAGGTTGCATGTCCGCTTGAAAACTTAGGGGCATTACGCCCCATCGCGGAGATCATCAAATGGTAGGTCTTGGTAAGCGTAGCTTTGCTTCGCTGGTTCTGAGCGCAGCTGTGTGCGGTTCAGCGTGGGGGCAGATGGTCGTGCCGGCGGGAGGCGGCATTGACTTGGCTGGTGGGGCGTTCCAGCTTCCCTGTACGCCCGTGTTGATGCAGGGAGAGCTGACGTTAGGCACTGGGACGTTTGATACCGGCTCATTCGCTTTCGACTCGGGAGCTACGGTCACCGGTACAGGTGGCCAACTTAACGTCAGCGGGGATCTCACGAGCACTGTCCCGTTGAATCTGGGCACCAGCAGCGTAATTCTGTCTGACAGCTGCGCGCCTGGTTCTGTACTTCAACTGAGTGGAAACATCATCGTGAAAGATCTCACGCTGATCAGCACCACAGCCACCCCGCCCACCATCGTCCTGCCGGCCGGCACCAACCTGACAGTTCTTGGAACGCTGACCCTCGGAACTCCTGGTCGGCCAGTCGTGCTGACTTCATCTGGCCCTGGTACTGCCGTCGTCACGATGGGGCCTGGCGCCACGTTGTCGAACCCCAGTGGAAGTGCGGTACCCGGAAATGTGCAGATCGGGGCACCGGTGGTGACTTCTCCGGCAAGCATTCCCACGCTCAGTTCCTATGGACTGATGTTGATGAGCTTGATGCTTGGTGGCCTGGCTCTTGTTCGCCAACGCCGCGGCCGCACAACCATCTGAACTTGTTCATTCCTTCCCGTCATCCTGGGCCGGGGTTTTGGCGCAGGGTGTGCAAATGCTTTTATCCCAACTGCAACTGAACCATGTCCCGTAAAGAAACCTCGATACCGTCGCGCCTGATGCTCGCTTTGTGCATGGGCGCCGGCTTCCTCGCTCCCGCAGCGCACGCTGCTGATGTAAGCATCACCATGCCCGCAGGCGGCAATTTCGTGATCAAGAACTCGGCGGGAGCAGAGCGCCTGCGCGTACAGAACACAGGCGAAGTGCTGGTGCCGGCCCTGCCTGCTGATGCTGCCACTGGCAGCCAGCTGCTGTGCGTGGACGGCGTGAGCGGACAACTGGTGCATTGCGCGCCGGGCGTGGGCAGCGGGGCAACGGGCGCTACGGGAGCAACAGGCGTCACTGGCGCGACGGGCGCGACAGGAGCTGTAGGTGTGACCGGCGCAACGGGGGCAACTGGAGTTACTGGTCCCACAGGGGCCACGGGTGTGACCGGTGCAACGGGTTCGCCAGGCATTACTGGGGCGACCGGCGCTGGAGCTACAGGGCCAACCGGTGCGACAGGCGTCACAGGGCCTACAGGAGCCACGGGCATTACCGGCGCCACGGGTGTGACCGGTGTAACTGGCGCTACAGGCGCTACTGGAAATACAGGCCCCACCGGCCCGACTGGTAACCAGGGAGCGCAGGGTGTTCAGGGCATTCAAGGGATTCAAGGCCTCACCGGCCCGACTGGCGCTACCGGTGCAGGAGTGCCCGGCCCGATCGGTCCCCAAGGTCCCGCAGGATCGGGGGGCTTTTCCCATACATACACGGTTGGGAAGGTCAACGGCAATGGATCTGGCACTTTTTATCTGGCGATCGCCGGTGGGGGATCAACAATCGAGCCAGATCAGCATCGACTGCTGACGACCTCGTGCACCACGGGCACCGTGCGTGCAGTCCTCACCTCAGCGCAGACAATGAGTCTGAATATCAAAATTCGTAAAGGCGTGAACGGGACCAATTTCAGTGATGCAGGGCTTTCTTGCGCAGTTTCTGCTGGCTCTCCGTCTTGCAGCCAAACTGGAAGCGTATCTTTTGCAGAAGGGGATTCCATGGCTGTCGAAGTAACTGGGTCGCAGACATTTACCTCGGCGGGTACCGGTTTGATGGCCTCGTTCTCTTGCCAGTGAGTAGCTGCTTAAACATGGCACCCTGAAACAGTACGCAGTGATCACAAACTGACTGGCTGTAGTACGACATCGGGCGGATCATTTGATCCGCCCTTTTTTTTGTGTCCTTTGCAGGGGAAACGTCCCAAGCCTGCCAGCTTCGGGAGGATGAGCAAGGAACAGAAGCAAGCCCCGCAGTGGGAGCGCATCGAGCTGGACTACAGGGCCGGAATCAAGAGCCTGAGGCAGATCGCGGCGGAACATGGCATCAGCGAGGGGGCGATCCGCAAGCGTGCCAAGCGTGACGACTGGAGCCGGGATCTGTCGGAGCGCATCCAGGAGAAGGCCGAGCAGCTGGTACGCAAGGAGGCGGTACGCAGCGAGGTACGCGCGGAACGCAGTGCGTCCGAACGTGAGGTGGTGGACGCGAATGCGCAGGCTGTAGCCACCATCCGGCTGGCACACAGGCGGGACATCCAGAGGGCGCGCAAGATCACCAACGCACTGCTGGATGAGCTGGAGCAGATGGCGGACGCGGACACGGTGGCCTATCTGCAGGAGCTGGGCGAGATGCTGCGCTCGCCCGACGACAACGGCATGGACAAGCTGAACGACCTCTACCAGAAGGTCATCAGCCTGCCGGAGCGCTCCAAGACCATGAAGGTGCTGGCCGAGAGCCTACGCATCGTGGTGGACATGGAGCGCCAGGCCTTCGGCATGAACGACAAGGACGCAGGCAAAGGGCCGAACGGCGGCGGCAACGTGGGCCACTTCGAACTGCACTTCGTGGATGCGCCGGCGCGCGAGAACGATCCGCGAGACGGGGAGGGCGCATGAACCTGCTGTCCGCCAGCCTGCAGGCCGCGTCCCTGGCCGATGAGGAGCCCGACTTTGCCAAGGACTACGAGGTAGACCGCTCGCGCGTCCGGGTCGAGTTCCCCGCCAAGCTGCGCGGCCTGTGGCAGCCCAAGCGCTTCAAGGTCATGTACGGCGGGCGCGGCGGGGCCAAGTCCTGGAGCGTAGCCATGGCCCTGCTGGTGATGGGCAGCAACCGCCCCCTGCGCATCCTGTGCGCGCGCGAGATCCAGAAGTCCATGCGGGACTCGGTGCATCGCCTGCTGTCCGACCAGATCGCGGCTTTGGGCCTGGGCGGCTTCTACGAGGTGCTGGACACGGAGATCCGCGGCGCCAACGGCACGCTCATCCTGTTCGCGGGCCTGCAGAGCCACACGGTGGACTCCATCAAGTCCTATGAAGCCATCGACATCGTGTGGGTGGAAGAGGCCCAAAGCGTCAGCGCGCGGTCTTGGGAGGTGCTGGTGCCGACGATCCGCCGGCCTGGTTCGGAGATCTGGCTCACGCTCAACCCGGACCTGGCCACGGACGCCACCTATGCGCGGTTCATCGAGGCCGCCGACAGCGACACCTGGCTGTGCGAAATCAACTGGCGGGACAACCCCTGGTTCCCCGAGGTGCTGGAGACGGAGCGCCGCCGGCATTTCAAGCGCGACCCGGACAGCTACTGGAACGTGTGGGAGGGCCAGCCCAAGCGCTCCGTGGCGGGTGCGATCTATGCCAAGGAGGTAGAACGGCTCTACACAGATGGCCGCGTTTGCCTGGTGCCCTACAACCCCAAGTTGCCCGTGCATACGGTTTGGGATCTGGGCTACGCGGACAACATGGCTATCGCCATGGTCCAGCGCACGCCCGTGGATTGGCGGGTCATCAACTATCTGCAGGACAACCGGCGCACGCTGGAGAGCTACATCGAGGAGATGGAGAAGCTGCCCTACCGCTGGGGCACAGACTTTCTGCCACACGATGCGAACCATGGCGATGCCAAGACTGGGATGACGTCTGCCCAGATTCTGGAAGACCTGAGCCGCGAGGTCGAGGTGTTGCTGATCTTCGGCACGGAGGCCGGCATCCGCATGGCCCGTGGCATCTTCTCCACGGCATATGTCGATGAAAGCAAATGCGGGCTGCTGCTGGATTGCCTGAGCCGGTACAAACGCCTGATCGATCCACGAACAGGGGTACCGGGCACGCCGCTGCACGACGACGCCAGCCACGGCGCCGACGTATGGCGCTGCATCGCCATGTCCCTGCCGCGCATGGACAACGACACTGAGGGCGCTGTGCCCATCAGGCGACGCGCGGGCGGCATGGCGCGCTGATCCCGTACCAAGCCTGCCACTTTCGCGGGCATGCCTGCATGTATCGACCTCCGTAAAGCCCACCTCCACCGCCAGCATGGTGACCTGCTGGCCGTCTACACCTGGATCAACGCCGAGCGCGCGCTGATCCTGATCCCGGCCTACCGCCCCAAAGCCCCGTGGTACGTGGTGATGGAGAGCGCGGCCTCTCTCTACGATGACGCCGCTTACCTGGCCCGCGCCTGCGTCAATGCCTGCGAGGTGCTGGGCATCGAGCCCAACCGGCCGAACTGGGTGCGCGTGGCCACCATCGTCAACGAGGGCCTGCCCGACCTGGTGAGCATGCCCAGCGAGCCCACATGGCAGCGCGCGGGCCAGGAGTTCGGCACGCTGGTGGTCAAGTCCGATGGCAAGGAAATCGCGGCCGAGGCCCTGACCATCCCGGACCTGGGGGCCGAATATGTCCCAGCTTGAGGCCCGCTTCAACCGTCGCGCGGGCGTGGGCGAGCGCATCCTGAACGACATGCCGCTGGAGTTCGACGCTGACGAGGAGGCGTCGCCGCACCCGCTGGACCAGCCCGAGGCCCGCAAGACCCTGCGCAAGCTCCTGAGCTGGTACTACCGCGAGCGCGAGATCCAGGCCGAGAACCGCCTGCAGATGTCCATCGACGCCGACTACTACGACGGCGATCAATGGGACCCCGCCGACGCGGCCGTGCTGGAGGAGCGCGGCCAGGTGCCCCTG